GGAGAAAAGCTCTCTGAAATAGCCAGCGTGCTGGGGGCCTCCGACTACTCCGCCAACATCATGCTAGGTGAGGATTACTATTTTTGTGCTCTCGCTCGGGAGTCGGGTGTAAAGCTGTTCATCGACAATAACCTGATCGTCCCTCACGACACGGGAGTGCGCCTCCCCGTCAGAAATCAGGACATCCTGACGGAACTCACCCAACCTTGGCGTCTGTCCAATGACGGCGACCTGGACAAGGTTGGCCCCATCCTCGAACAGCTCCGCCCGCTTCTTTCCAACGACCTGCCATGATTCAAAACGAGGTTTACGAGGCCAGCACCCGAGACGGAAAGTTTAAGGGCGTTTTCAGGGACGGGTTCCTGATGGGATGGTTTCAGTCAAATACTGGGTGCGCCTACTGGTTCGGGGATGCCCGACTTATTTCCAATGCGATCCCCGCGGGATATTCCATGATCCCCGGCTTCATCCCTCATCGCTAATTCCCATGATTCGCCCGCTCCCTACCTCTGAAATCTACTCCGGTATTGAAAAGCTGGGGCTTCCCACGGATATCCAGGGATGGCACTCCACCGACCCACTCTTTGAGCAGTTAATCAAGGAGACCGAGGCCAAGACGATTATTGAGTGTGGGTCTTGGAAGGGGGCCTCCCTGATTCATATGGCGAAACTGGCCCCGGAGGCTAAACTTTACGCTGTTGACTCATGGCTGGGGGGAATCGATCACGACTTAAACCAGTCGGACGAAACCAGCGTGCTAACGAGGGAGCACGGATACCCGAGGCTCTACTTCCAATTCCTGACGAACGTAAAGCGGGCGGGCGTTCACGAGAGGGTTTGCCCGATCCCGCAGACTTCCGTTAATGGGGCGCGGCTGCTACAGGCGCACGGGATTCAGGCTGATTTGGTCTATGTGGATGCGTCCCACGAAAGTTGGGACCCCTACCATGACATGAACGCTTACTGGCCACTAGTGAGGCCGGGCGGCATCATGTTCGGGGATGACATCGCTTGGCCGGGAGTCGCCGTTTCCTACTACCGTTTCCTTTTGGAGAATCAGAAGGACTTTGCTCCTGAAATCGTGGGAAAGAATTTTTGGATTTGCCGGAAAGCCTGAAGATGCGGTCGAAGTTCTCCGCGTACTTCTCCCGGTTGTAACCCTTCTCCGGTCCCCTACCCTTTCCGTTCACGGCGGTCCTTTCTGAAGCTGAGGATGTGGTGGCGGTACTCCAAGCCGGAGAGAATCTTCATGTTATCCAGAGAGAAGTCTCGGTGATTGGATGTTTTGAAAACAAGGAAACTTCCCTTGGGTATTGGGCCGTGCGCTTCTTCCCAGATGACGCGATGCAGGAATTTAGGGGGGAGGCCGCGCTTCTGATAGATGAAATATCTCCGCTGGTCCCATGAGTAGGGGAGGCCGTTGTGGATTATCTTCTCCCGTGTGTTCCGGGGCTTGTTTAGGCCCCGCTTGAGGAGGATTCGCCCGATGTTGGAGTGGTCGCACCCAAATACATCGGCGGTCTTTCGCAGGCTCTTGGTGCGCTCGTATTCCTCTTTGATGGTGTTGACGACGTAGGAGGGGACGGCCTTTCGGGTTCCTATTTGGGAGCGGGCGACCGTCAACTTGATTTCCCTAGGATCGAAGCGTGGCCGTTTCGGGGCGTGCTTCTCCAAGAGGTAAATGATCCCAGAGGCATCAATCATTTTGGAGAAGTGGGATTAACTCGTAACGCTGGTGTTCCTCGGAGAAGCGGAAGCAAAGGTGGGGAGCGGAGGAAATCTTCAGCCGCTCATGTTCGACGCAATGGGAGGCGTAGTCCTGATGCCAGCGGGTTTGCCCTCCCTTTAGGTGGAGGATGAAGTAAGGGACGGGGTGCTGGCGGGGGATTTCTTCTCTCATGGCTCGTCAGCCTTAACCGTGGCGGGGACACGCACGAAGCCCAGTTTGGCGTATTTTGCGTCCGCCTCCAAAAGAAGCCGGGTTCGCTCCCACGCAAGGGCTGCGAACCAGGTGTCCCTGTTACTCCAGACTACGTTCTTGTTAGCTTTGGAGGCGGCCTTAAAGGCTTCTTCGTCTTGGTCGGGGGTCATGGCTTGATTCCCTCAATCGCGCGCTTGGTTTCTTCGCCGCAGAACAATCGTCCGCGTCCCGTAGTGTCCACGGCCACCCACATGCCCATTCGCTTTTCCCAGTGAGAAAACTCCCATTCCTTGGGTATCGTGGCGTAAATGCTCTCAAAAATGTCGTTAAACTCAGACTCCTTTATGGGCTGTGTGCTCATTTGATAATTCGTTTCGCCCAAAGCCTCTCCAATTCGCCCTCCCCTAAATACCGAACAAAGGACATGCTCTCCACATGAAAGAGGGCGAGTCTCTTTCCTTGGGTGGTCACTCTTAGGTCTCCATCCTCTCCGGGGATGTCGAAGGGGGCGCGGGGAACGTCCCGGAGGGATTGCTCCGGGGCCCTCTGGCCGGCAATCAGGGCTTTCAGGTCATCTTTGGAAAGCGATCCCTTGGGGGCGACCCGAGTATCCACATGTGAAAAATCGGGATTATCGCGCTTGAAGGCCCTTTCAAATCCGGGGTCAATTTCACTGCGCGGGTCCTCATTCACCCATTTCACCGGGGATAATTCTGCTCCCGTAATAGCCTTGGCGTTGGCAAAAAGTTTTTTCAGCTTCTCCCCATTACGCTTCCAAGCGGCTTCCTTCTTGGGGGTGCGAATTGAACCCAGCATCTTGGCTGGGTTAACTTCGTCCTCATGGCCGCACTTTGAACACTTGTGTTTCATACTCACCAAAACCAAGTCCACATCGGAGCGTTCGGGAATCGTTCTTTATTAACCTGATATTTGGCTAAAACTAAAAACGCCATGAGCAACACGAACGCGGCCATAAGCAGGATGGTCTCAATCTTTTTCCTCATACCGCATCAGTGACCGTTACCTAATCGGTAGTCAATACGGTACTGATGCCGTTAGTCATGCACAGATTCGGTATAGAGGGGCGATGCCGGCACGGATCAACTTCATGGGATAAACCCGATTCGCCCAGCCCGGTTTCCTCTCAACCGAAACGAACTTCTCCCCCAAAACCCCCTTCAGCATCCTCCGATTCGGGGCGAGCCCGATAACCTTAATCTCCGCCCGCATCGGCCAGCCATCCACCATTTCCACGGGGGGAATATCCCGCTCCGCAGGCTCCAAATCCCCCTCCATGATCCCCGGACCCGCTTCCCCCTCATCCACAAAGGCCATTCCTTTTGATTCTACGGGGTAGTTCGGTGGGAGGATGCCTCCGGTGGGATCATGGGAAACAGAGGCCCCCACGGGCATTTCTGAGGCATCCACCGTCAACGTGACAGTGGGACCTGAGTTAGCTGTACCGGGCACCCCCACCACCGAGGAAAACAAATCCTGAATCCCCTCCCTCGCCTTCCTTTTCGCCTCCACCCCCTTGATCTTCTCATAGGCCGAAGCCCAGTCTTTAAGTGCTTTCTGACAGGTCAATACGTGGTTAGCCATAAATTTAGTGGAGGGTCATTTTGCAGCCTTGGGCGCATCGCCCACAGGTACACGCCGGGAGCGCAATTCCCCAAGTCATGCACTTGGACCCCGACTCCATGGTTTTCTGAATGACCCAGTTCATCGTATTGGCGTACCCGCATTCTCCCGTCCTTGATGAGAAATCCCAATCTCGGCCCTCGGCTAAATCAGCTGGGCGAGAGTAATATGCGCCGTCCACATTTTCCATTAACCTCACCCTTTTACCCCATCCCCAAAACCTCAAGCGCAAAACCTACTACGGATTTCAATTTTAAACCACCCCACCACTTCCCAAGCCCTTCCCCTCCTAAACACCACAGAGCCCCGTATAGCCCAAATAAACCCACTCCACGCCAATCCTACAGAGGAGACCAGTTCAGAACTAGTTCACTTCGGATTTCTACTTTAGACCCGTAATCAATTCACATTACCAGCAGTTGCCCCAGCTCGTACCCCCTCCCCCGGTGCGTCCAGGGTCCAGCCGGAGGGCTGATATACGTTGCAAGCTTGTGGTATTCAGGTGTTTCCTAGGAATAACCAGCAATACCAGACATAATCATTCTTGTGCGAACGGTGTTGCAGTGGCAACTAGTTACGCAGATTCCGATCCGGTTCTGGCCCAGTCTCAACTGGTTAGTTCAGTTTGATTTGAACTGAAAAACGGGCTGCTGGGGATCGAAGGTATTTAAACCAATATTAAACCAGTCCGTGTCGTGTTCTCTCGAAATGGCGTAATAGCAGCAAGGAAACGGTGCTATCCGGGCATTTGTTAAGCTGGGAGGGGTTCTACCTGCTTTGGGGGAGATTTGCCTTCTAGGGCGTCTAGTAGGGATTCTTTGGAGGGGGAGCCGAAGAAGTTGATTGTTTGGTTGATGGAGGCGTTTTGGAGTGAGGAGCGGCCCGAGATGGCGTTTCCCTTGTCGAGGGCGACGGAGAGGGCGAATGACTTTTCGCCGGGCTTGAAGTTGCCGTGGTCAACGTCTTGTTGGATGGAGTCGATGAGGGAGTCTGCGAGGGATTGGAGTTTGGAGGTGACGCGGGCGTTGAAGACTTCGACTGTTTCCCCGGTGATGCGTTGGAGGACGCGCCGATCTTCTTCTGTGACGGGACCGAGGCGGGGGGAGGAGCGCAGGCCGATGCCTTTGCCTTCGACGAGGGCGGTTGCGACGGATTCAGCGAGTGAGGCAGGCTCGTAAGTCTTCTTGTGGGCCATTTGGTAGCCCTTGGGGAGGCCGGAACCCGCTACCCACTTCCCGACTCCTGGCTTTCTTCCGCGTTTCTTGGGAATGGCCCGAGCCTGGTTCTCTGCTGGGAGGCTCGCGGGGGTGGTTTCCTTGGCCGTGGGGTGAGTTTCGGGGGTGGGATGGGCGTTCTGCCCTGTCTGTTCAGTCTCGCTCATGGGAGGTCCGATTTGCTGATCTTGACGTATTTCGGTAGGACGGGCGAATGGGGCTGATGACGCACAAATCCACCGTCGATGGTCGGAACGTAATCCACCATCAGCGAATTGAGCGCCATTTGGCGGGCGCGGGGCATTTCCCATTCATTGCGGGCAGCCCATTCCCGAACTGATTCCCATTCTTGGGTCGGCATCCTCATGGCCTATCTCGATAATCGGGCCGCCCACCGACTCAACCCTAAACAAAGAGAAACCCCCAACAGCAGCTAACGGGCTAAGGTTCCGTGCACACTACGGAAGGGACCCGGCTACTGTTGGGGGAAATTATTGGTTCTGGGCTACAATGAGGACAACTCTGAGCATCCGCGGCGAGCGGGAGGCCCGGTTTATCTGCTGGGTGCGGGTCACAGCAGGTTTCCGTTGGGCTTTGCCATGATCCCTTTGAATTTCTTGACGAAGAACTCTTGCTTGAGCGGGGCTGTTTCTTTTGCCGCAGGAGGGGGATTCTTTCGAGGACGACTCTCCCATCCCTTCAGGGCGTTTAGTTTGTTCTGGGCGGCTTTGCGGGGGGTTTTCGCTGCCCCTCCTTTCTGTCCCAGCATGCGCATTACCGCACTTTTCATTTCCTCGGTCACTTGCATGGGGAGGAGCGAAGCGGCTTCCCATTACAAACGCAAGCTTCAAATAGGGATTGCCAAACGGCTTCGCATCCCTATTTCTTGTCCCCAGTCGAGCACCAAGTAACCCAACCCCCCCCCAAAAAAAAACAGACCGATCCTCTGGGTAACTTTCACGACAGCCCGCAGCTCGCACCCGATTCGCCACTCTCACCCGCTCGATTCCCAAACCACCATGAACGCCAATCGCCGCTCCCGCCTCGTCAAGATCGTATCCCGCTTGCATGTCGAGCTTCAGGAAATCCAGTCGCTCGCCCAAGAGGAACAAGACGCTTTCGACAACATGCCCGAATCCCTTCAGGGAGGCGAAAGCGGACAGAAGATCGAGGATGCCGCAAACTCGCTTCAGCAAATGGCGGACGACCTTGAGAACCTGATTTCTGATTCGGAATCCATCGACGCCTAACCCCCCTTCCCAACATGAACACCGCAACGACCACGCTTTCCCAATCAGTTGAAACGACTGCGCACACGCCTCACTGTGAATGCCAAGGCACTGGCCTGATCGAGAAACGCGGACTGCGTGGCCACGCGTTTCACATCTGCGAAAATCCTTTCTGTGTGGCTGGCAAAGAAAGCCGTGTTGCCGCCCTCGAAGCCGCTAACCGCACATAACCAGTGAACCAGCTACGAATCTACTCTATCGCGCCCCACTATCGGTCCTGCACCGTTTGGGAAGGCTCGCGCATGACGCACGCCCGCATGATTACGAACGTCCTCAAGCCGCACAAGAAACTGACCAAGCAGGAGCGCCACGCCGAAATTGCGCGTTGGCTCTGGAAGAAATTCAGCATCCCCGGTCCCGTTTTTAACTCCACTCACTGATGAATATTTTGCCGTGCCCTTTCTGCGGAAGCCATGAGGTTTCCATTTCTCATTCCGTTGATTTGGATGACGTACCTGCCTCGCTCTATGTCGAGTGCCACAAGTGCGGCGCCATGGGTCCAGAAACAAACCCGCACCACGGAAAAGCAGTAGAGAAATGGAATGCCCGCTCCGCGCTGGCACACAAGGGGGAGGGGCTGTGAGCACGAATGACAAAACCAAGGCGGCGCTGATCCAGGACATTAAAAACTTGGAGCGGGCCAAGCGATCCCTTTTGGCCGAGAACGCGGCGATGCGCACGGCGCTACACAATCTTTGGGAGTGCATGCATCGGTGCGGCTTGAGCGAACACTCCCGCATAGGGAAAGCGATGAGAGAGGCCGAACGCCTCGCACCACTGCCATAAACAAAACCGGAAACCAATCTTATGGAGTACTCAACCAAACCAGCAAAACACATGGATCGCCGAGAAATGATGTTCGGCAATTCAGGAAAGGAAATGATCGAGGTGCCTCACGACCGCTATCAGTGGCTCCTTGAGGAAGTGGACCGGCTCGAAGCCGCGCTGCATGACTGCGCCGAAGAATCGGACAGGCGCAACGTGCGCGGCTTGGTTCAACGTGTCATGAAGGACCGTGCTCCACGCCCATGAAACCCGACCACATGAATTGGGAGCAGTACGCCAAGTGGTATGAGACCTATCACAGGGAGTCGCGTGAGCGAGCGAGGATCGATCTGCAACGCGAACGCGAGTACATCAGGAGCCTTAAATACGACATCGAAAAGCTTCTGGAAATCCTCGCGCTATCCAGACTATTCGCGCTTGGAGAGGCGTTGCCAACAAAGGACGAACTTATGCACCGGATAGACCAAGCGCTCCTTTTCGGCGTCTATTCACACCCCGGGGAAGCAAGGTGCCTTAAATGCGGCAAGCAAATGTGCGACCACAGTGAAACTCAGGTGTGGGAGTGCGCGATGAACCGATGAAAAAGAAAAATCCATTACCGCTATACGATGCTGAGGATCGCGCTCAATTCCTCTTCCAAAACGGCGCTCCTAAGGACTGGCTTATTCTGACGCAGGATGAACTAAGCGTTCTTGCGAACGATTTGGGAAACCACCGCCATCGACTCCGCGAGGCGCTAAGCCAAATCGCGCGTCTGGATTCCGAAAAAGGGGACCTCGTCGACGGCCTTATCAACGCGAAGCGGTCAATCGAGTTCCTTGGAGGCAAGTGGACCACCGGGTGGATTCAAGCGACTGCCCTGACGCTCAATCACGATAAGGCGGACGGGACATGAGCGCGACCACCGTTGCCGCCCTGTTCGTGGACGCCAAGGGCCCTTACTCGAAGGTTCCCGATGTGGACGTTTGGGGCGTGGAACGTGACGCCCGGCTTTATCCTGGCCCCTTCCCGGTTGTGGCCCATCCTCCCTGCCAACGCTGGGGGAAAATGTGGTTCGGCCAGCCGCTCACCGTAAAGCTTACGGGCGTTCGCAAGAAGAAGGGCGACGACGGCGGTTGCTTCGCTGCTGCCTTGGCTGCCGTCCGCAAATTCGGCGGTGTCCTTGAGCATCCTTGGGGCTCCCATGCTTGGAAGCACTTTGGCCTGAACAAGCCGGCCCGCGCTGGTGGTTGGATCAAGGCCGATGACTACGGATGGACCTGCTGCGTGGAACAAGGCCAGTACGGCCACTACGCCCGCAAGCCGACGCTGCTTTATGCCGTTGGGAGCGACCTGCCGGAACTCCGCTGGGGGCACACCGAGGCCAAGCTAGATCCCGAAGTAGTGGCACGCATGGGATTGCAACGCGCCAAGCGCCTTGGCGAAGTCGGAGCCCGCGGAGGTGGCCGAAACAGCCCCGCCAGGATTCACACCCCGCCCGAGTTCCGAGACCTGCTGCTTTCAATGGCCCGCTCCGTTTCACCTGTCGGTGTGTTTTAACCATGAGCAAACGCACAATCATACTGCCTCCCGGGACCCTGAAAAAGATCAGGGCCATGGCCGACGGATTTAGGACCAAGCGCCAAATCTCTGACGCGTTGGAGAAAAAAATCGGCCTCACCTACCAACTGCTATTCGAGATGACCGAGGGAATCTATCCTTACGAGGAACGCGGCAACATCCGCAAATGCAGGTACGAGGACACAAAATGAAAACAGAGAAACAGATCACCCAGGAAATTAAGCGTATCCAGAAAGAACTTAAGGCCATGACCAAGCGCCCAGCTGTGGACTTTGAACGCTATTCAGCACGCACCGGAATCCTAAGCGCCCTTCAATGGGTGCTCCGCAAGTAATCGCCCCAACTTGGATCAATGAAACCCATCACACTAATTCTCGGCAACCAGAGCCAAGGCCATGGAGCCTTCTCGCAAGAGCTTCTCGACGTTTATAACGACTTCATCTGCGTCGCCAAGACATACGGTAAGACACGCGAGGAGGCCAAAGCGCTGGCCGTCAAAATACGAGAAGCCCTCGCCGCCGCCAACCGCCCCACCCAATGACCACCAACGAAGAACAGAAATCCGATCTTCCTGTGAACAGTGACGACAACTCTGAGCATCCGCGGCGAGCGGGGCGGAATTGGCGGGGTGGGCGAAAAGCAAAGGTCACGAATAATTGGCCGCATGGCACGCGAAGTCCCGGGTCGTCCTCGTGATGCCCTTTGCAAATTGGTCGGATGGGAAGGATTCGATACCTGCAAGCTGGTGGTCGGCTGTTCGTCGCCAGCAACGCTACGGTCATGACCCGCTGTCTGCGTCTATCTTTCGCCACCCTCCGATAAATTTATGGCTCTCGGGATTCTGAGGGTTGATCGGGCATAAATTCATGCGTAGGGGTCAGGTTCATGTTTTTGGGTTGATGGAGGTATGGTCCGGTGAATTTACCACCGCGGTAGCGGGGCTGGATTTCCCGTGGGCATCACCACCAGCTTGGCCGACATTGCTGGCGGCTCCTGGACCAAATTGGGTGGCGGCACATTTCTCGCATGACTTGCCGTTAACCACGGCGGAGCGGCATTTGTCGCAGAGGTGAAATCCGCCGATCTTCAGCGCAGGTTCTGGCTTTGCTGGCGTGAATGGTTCCGGCATCGGCATCCATGCGAGCATACAGCCAGGCGCGATGCGCTGGCCGGTGATTGAGCGCCAGTCTCGGCCAGTGTGATACGGCTGGTAGAAGACGACGCGAACAGCGACTCCGTTGACCTCTTGGATAGTGGCGAGGATGTCGCGGTCCTTCGGCGCATCCTTCATTTCGCGCCAAGCAGATGGGGCGGGTTTACGCCACCAATGGATCTGATCCTCCAGTGCTTTGAGGCGGGCTTCTACGATTGGGTCGCTCATGGTGTTATAGATTTGAGTCGGAGGAGGTATCTCCTCAGGAGTTGTTGCTGTGCTGAATCTTACCGGCCTCATCGTTGAAGGGATGAAGGAGACTGAGGACGAATACGTCATCAGCGTGACCGTGAAGGAGGAGCCGCCCGACGTGGACTGCTGTCTCCTCCAAAAGCTGGTGTCGAATGGCCGCAAAGAGGCGTTCTTCACCGATACGCCCATGCACGGGCGCCCGGGTGACCCTCCGGATGCTGCGGCAGCGCTACAAGTGCCAGGCGTGCGGGAAGACGGCCTACGGCACCATTCCCCACATGCACGAGGAGCACCGGGTCACCAAGCGGTGCCACGACTACATCTGCAAGACGGGCGGCAAGCGCACGTGGAGCACCCTGGCGAGCGAGCTGGGCCTCGACCCGCAGACCATCTCTGGCATCTGGAATCGCTGGGCCGACCGGGAACTGGCGAAGGTTAAGATGGCCACGCCCCGTTGGCTCGGCCTGGACGAGATCCACATCAAGGGCCGGGCGCGGGCCGTGATTACCAACATCGAGCACACTTTCGTTGGGGCACCAAACATGCTGCCCACCCTTCTCCGCGCTCACCCCACCCCAACCATTAGGAAATCCCGAATAGTTGGGAGTCGCAGACCTAAACTCAAAGAACTCCCCGACTGCACCTAATCCCCTTTCGGGGCGACACCATGAAGATGACTTTCAATGCAGCAAGGGCATCCCCACCCTACCACGACTAGGGGGAGCGATTCAATGGGGTGTTTACTTCATGTTGGGCGGGCAACCTGATATTCAAGTTCTCAAGTAGGCGACCCATCTTTCTTTCCTTTCGCTCTCTGCGGCGTTGGGCGCGGGCCTTTTGGGTTTCCCGCTGGCGACCCTCCTTTTCGATAAGCAGTCGGCGGGTCTCCGCATGTCCCATCTGCCGTAACACCTCCGCCCGGATTCCCAACTTGACCGCCGAACGACGAAAAAATCGGTTCTCCCGGCGAGTCGCCAAATCCATCCTCGGCTTTCGGGGGAGGCGCGTCGATCTACTCCGATGTGTTGTCGATTCATGGTAAAGGCCATGACAACGCCGACAAAGGCAAACGAGGTCGCCCAAAAACTCCATCTCCTGCCTCAAATGCTCATAGGTCCGATGGTGCGCCTCAAGTTGCTTTGAACTATTACAGACTTGGCAGCGAAAACCGGCCTTCTCTTTCACCCTTTCGGATACCTGTTTCCAGTAATCGGTAGTCAGGTACTGTTGGTATTCTATTTGTCTCTCAGTCATCTTTAATTCTTCTCCTGTTCGGTTCCAAAGGAGGCTTTTTGGGGCTCCAGTGAAGCCCTACCCCTTTCGGTTGCTCCTCGCATTTCGCCTTCTCCTGTTTCGGACGCAAAGGCGGGCCTCTTGGCCTTGGGGAGTGAAAACCTCCAGAACACCGCCCCCAAGGTCTTTTGCGAAATACGAATCACAACCGGCATCCCTTTTTTGTGGGCTATGCACCCCACGATTTTCCGATGTAATACGAGGACGGAAAATAAGAAACCCCAGCAGGTAGAAGCTGCTGAGGTTTCCTGAAAATGGCCCGTGTGAGGCCCCTAAAGTCGTCTCATCGGCTTCTACCCGATGCCCCCAGAGAAACCCCGATACCCCATCTATGTCAATACCTGATGGGGCGGGGAGGGCGAAAATCTTTTGGTGGGCGGCCCGAACCTAACTATAGGTAATAACCCCCAGACAGATTGAGCGATTTCTCTAGCTAGGCGGGATGCCCTGAGTGGTGTATTCTGGGGACATGAAAAACGAACTCTACTCCGTCAAGCGCGTTGATAGTGGCGTCTATGAAGTCATCTGTCGGGGCGTTTCGCTCGGCACGATTCGTAACAATGCGGGCGATGATTCGTTCTGGTCAAGCGCCCGCTGGACTGTGGATGGCGTTCCTGCCTCTAAGCACGGTTACGCTGGCCGCAACACGGGCATGAAGTTCTCTGGTTTCCGCTACCTCGAATCCGCCGCCAACCATATCGCCATCATGGCCTCCATGCAAATTATCCGACTCGTGAACGCCTAACCATCCATTATGACCACCCGACCCACCCAACCCGACAATTCTCCGCATCCGAGGGGAGCCCAGCATACGCCGACGGGCGAACCGAAAAAGGCCAAAGTAATCCGTAAGCGCGGCGGTGCCTTCGATGTGGTCGCTGTGGGCGATGGCAGCTTAATCACTGGCGGGTACGGTTCTGAAAATGATGCCATGAGAGCCGCAATACGGATTGGGCGCGATGTTGAGGGCGCTCCCGCTTGGATGCTGTGGGCGTATCGCCATGGATTCGCCGGCACCGATTCTTCCACGCAAGCCGCATATGAGGATGCCGCTTTATCCGCCTACGAGGCCAACCAAGCACGGATTGCCGAATTACTGGGCGTTCTGGAAAAGACGCTTCATCCTCTGGCTATGGCCGCTCGACTCAACGAAGGGGAGTGCGGGGACAAGTGTCTTGCAGCCTATAACGAGGCCCGCGCCGCCCTCCAGCCCTCCCCATGACCAGCCTAAAAGACAAAGCCTCCCGCATCCGAGAACTGGCCGACGAGCTAGAAAGGGCCTACTCGATGCCCCACCCCCCCAGTGAAATACTCAGGATAACCACCGCCATGTGGATGCTTTTGAAGGAGATTAATAAGGAGGGCGGGAAGTGAACGTTTACATTTGGGAGCGCGTGGAGTTCGCAACGTCCAATTACCATACGGAGGGCGGCGTGGTCATTTTTGCCGATTCCTTGGATGAGGCGAGGACTCTCGCTAACGCCGTGGAGGGGTGCGAAATCAAAGAGACCGAACAGCCTAACGAGGTTCGCCCCTGCGCAACGGGCGAAAAGAAAGTGTTCATCATGCCGGACGCCGGCTGCTGCTAGGCCAACACCCACACCATCCCCAGCAGGATAACGCAAAATGAACCTGGCTTTATTTGTTTGGACCATCGGGGATGCCATCGGGCTGGCCGTTTGGTCACTGGTCATCTTCTGTTTGTTTCTGTTTAAGGCCTTGGAGTGGCTCGACAGAAAATAGGTGTTTCACCTCACCCTATAATCCCACGTTAGACCTCATGGATTTAAATTAGGTCCCCGTGGTATATTCTCACTAATGAAAATCTGCAAAACGATGGACTACACGGGCGAATCACGAGCCCAAGATGCAGCGGAGGGGGATTTCACCCTTTGCCATGGATGCCAGGAAATGTTTCCGGGGGGGCTGATGTGCCTCTGGGAGGGGCGGAATCTTTGCCCGGATTGCATGGATGGGCTTTCGGCTGAGGACTTGGAGGGCGGAAAATGAACCCCCGCGAACAGATCGCCCGACACGTTATGGGACTGGGTTTCCCCTCCACGGGACACGCCATGCTGAAGATTGCAAGGGAGGCCCCGTTTGGGCCGTCCTATGCCTTTAGCGGGCTTTCCCAAGTGGTCAGGCCGGAATCCCCGCGCCCCGCGTATCGCCCCGCCAATGCCCGCAATGACCTCGTGGTAGCCTTCCCGCCCGACAAGGGATACTTGGGGGCCTGCACCACAGTTGCGGACCTCTCCCGCCACGGAATCTACCCCGGCCACCTCGGGACCACCCCGAACAAGCAAGCAGCGGTCAAACTTATCCATCAGGCCAACATGGAGGCCATGGAGGGAAGCGGGAATGGGAATGAGGCCAATCGGCGTTTACGGGAGGCCCAGAAATGAACTTCACCCTATTCTGTATATCGGTGTGGGCGGTTTGGGTGGTGGGGCTCATTGCCTTGCTGGCTTGGGAGGACTCCAAATAATTTACCATGAAAAACGCCACACAAACCGAACTGATTACATCGGACCCGAGGCAGCCCATTGCCACGGTTGAACCGACCATTGGCCAGCTCTTGCAGGCCGTCATCGAGAAGGGAGACCCGGAAAAGAACATAGGGGTTCTCGAACGCCTGATTGCCCTGAAGGAGCGGGCGGAGGAAAAGCAGGCCGAACGCGAGTTCGCCGCCGCCTTCCTCGAATTGCAGAAGGAAATGAAGGGCGTGCAAGCCTTGGACGAGGTTCCCGACAAACATGGCGGGGTGCGCTACACCTTCGCCAGCTATGAGCGGATCATGCGGCAGGTCCGCGACCCTATCCAGCAGCACGGATTCAGCGTGAGCTTTGATTCCGAGTTCAAGGACAATCGGGTTATCGCCCGCTGCATCCTTACCCACGTTGGGGGGCACAAGCGAATCACCACCCAGTTCATGCGGGTATCCGCTCCTTATGGCGCGAATGACTCCCAAGCGGACGGGGCAACCATGACCATGGCGAAGCGTTACGCCCTTTGCTCCGCCCTCAACATCGTCATTGAGCGAGATTCGGACGGGATCGACAACGACATGCGAAACGAGGGTCAGCCCATTTCCTTTGAGATGGCGGAAACGCTCAAGGAGTTGGTGAAGGAAACCCGCAGCAACGAGGCCGCCTTCCTGAAGTACGCGGGCGCTTCCAACTACGAAGAAATCGGCATGAACCGATACCAGGAGCTTTTCCGCTCCCTCCAAAACAAACTCCGCCAGCAATGAAAATCCTCGACATGCAGCAGGGTGGAACTGAGTGGCACATGGCCCGAGCCGGGAAGGTGACGGCCAGCGAGATTGACTCACTTGTCTCCCCGACCCTCGAAATACGAAAGGGGCAAGGCCCACAAACCTACCTCTACAAAAAGACGGCGGAGCTTATCATGGGGTATCAGGATGAAAGCGGCGGGACGATGGCAATGGATGCCGGTCGCACCCTCGAAACCATCGCCCTTCCGTGGTACGAATTCCAGTTTGGGGTAACGGTCAATCGGGTGGGCTTCGTGCAATCCGATGATGGGAAGATCGGATGCTCTCCTGACGGCATGATCGAAGGCAAACAATGCGGACTCGAAATCAAGTGCCCGCAGGCCGAGCGCCATTTGAAGTACCTGCTGGGCGGGGGCGTCCCGACCGAATACTTCACCCAAGTACAATTCTCCATGTTCATCACCGGATACCCTGAATGGGTGTTCGTGAGCTACCACCCCCACCTGCCCCCCTTCGTGGTCCACGCCATCCGCAGCCCCGAGGCCATGAACGTCTTTCAGTCAGCCCTGAATGATTTCCTGCCAAAGCTGGAGGATGCAGAGGCCCGCGTTCGTGCAATGATGGAGGCGAAAGCCCGCCGCGCCCAAAGGGAGGGAGCTGCCTGATGACAACTTGGGGACAACGCTTGCTGACCGCCTTTCAGTCCGAAAAGGAGGCCAAGGGGGCGAACCTGTCAGCCGATGAGATAGCGGCGACCGGGGAGCGCATGGTTGCCCTTTTCATCAAGGAGGCGTTGGCGGCATCGAAACCAAAGAAGCCCAAGCAGGCGCAAATGTCGGATGTGGAATGGATGCAGTCCTTACGGGAAGACCCCGCCTTTACGGGTTTGGATGTTGGGCGGGAGTGGGACCGCTGCTGTGCATGGTACAAGCAGAACGTTTCCAAGGTAGGGCTTCCCACTCGAAAGAGGTTCACGAATTGGCTCCTGAAGGCAGAGCGCGTTGTGACCCTGAAACAATCGGGAGCCCAATTCGCCACGGGACTAAAACCGCCCGCCCCCCAAGGACCGGAAGGATGGAGGGAATGGCTCCAAGTCGAGCTATCCACCCTCTCAGAAGATCACCCCGCCCACGGCCAATTAACCGCCGCCTACAACTGCCGTAAATTCGATATGATGCCTGCCTCATGGAGAGAGCGGGCCACCCAATCACTTCACCAGAAATCAGCATGAACACAAGCGACAGCAGGCTTTTGGAATGGATGGAATTTGTTCAGGGGACTTGGAATCTTCACGGCGATACCGGGACCCATGGACGCTTTTCTCCCAGAAATGGGATGGCGCGGGATGCTTGGTCTCTTCGGGAGGCCCTTACCCTGGACATGAAAGATTCCATGGAAGGGGATAAACGCTGCTACACCGACTTTCTATTGACCAGAAAATCACATGACTACTTCGACCAGCCTTGAGCCTTCCTTTATGCAGGCGGCACTTTTGGTGTCGGCCTTTAAGCCCAAGAGAATGAGGGCGTGTCAGGCTTTCCTTCTGGGGGAGGCTTTGAAAGGGAACGACGTTCACGGGGCTATGCTCCCGGAGGAACTGACGGGAGGCTCGCCCCACCTAAGCGGCTGCGTGTTCGGGTCCCTGATTTCCATGGGGCTCTTGGTATGCATCGGGCGGATAAAGTCTCCCAAAGAGAACGCAAAGGGCCGCAAATTGGACCTCTGCCGCCTCCCGAACGAGAAACGCCCCGCCGCCAAAGCATTTCTGGTCGCCAACGGATTCCCCGTTTCGCCCTCCACCGAACCCCATCAAATGAGCCTAGCTGTATGAACACTGAACCCGAAATGGAAACCATGCGTGAAATTTGGCCTGCCGGTGGAGATGCCGCCCATTATCACTGGGAGGTCGGCCCGGACCGCGATGGTATGGGGTGCGTTGAAATCCGCTATATCGAGGAAGACGAAAAGGGGCGGAAAATCAGAGACCGCCTTACCTTCAATCCAGCGGTCGCCGCCCTGATCGCCCAAGCCATCCAGAAATCCGCCCAAGAACTCACGCCGTGAAGACATTCGCCCAATGGCTCAACAGAAAGCCCTCCTCCCCCAAGCCCAAGAAGCCCCTAAAGAGGTCCGGGAGGTTGCGGGGGGCGAGTCGAAAAAGAGCCTCCCAACTGAAAGAGTACTACAAGATCAGGAAGGCGTTCCTCTTTGAATTCCCGCTGTGTGAGGTGGGTTGGGATGGTTGCACCACCAAGGCCACGGAATGTCACCACAGGGCATCTAGAGTGGGCGAAAAGCTCAACGACATCGACAATCTAATTCCAGTGTGCCGGAGCTGTCATGTGGCACTTCATGCCCAGCCCTCCCGAGCACGCGAACAAGGATTACTGAAATGAAGTATCGCCTCCCGGAAGAGGCGGGGATTGCCGCCATCAAACCCGCCCCCAAGCCAGAAAGAATCCGCCGAATCGCCCAAAGAAAGCGTTACGTCATCACCCCCAAGCAGGCTTTGGCCCTTGGGTTTAAACTGCCGACAAAATGAAGATTCGCCGCGATGGGATGCGCCCATTTTGCTATTGGGTGGAGAGCCGGTCTCGCCCCGGACACGAGCATTACGTAAACTGGCTGGAGGAATCGTGCTCCTGTGAGCAGTACGCCTTCAATAACCGAAAGTGGATGATGGCCCACCCCCGCCCCTTCGTCTGTGAACACATGGACGGATGCCGCGAAATGGAATGGAACGAAATCGTTGACCACTCCCGCGACCAACTCCTGAAAGAATAGGACTAGGTAGTTATCCCTATACGTAGTCAGGAACCCACTTCATAGATTTAGATACCCCAAATACTGTATATTCTCCCACATGAACCCAGAACCGACCCGCAAGGAACACGGGCGCGACAGCGCACCGACGCCCACGCCAAAAACGTTTATCGTTTCTGAATGGGATATAACCGCTCACGACGTTCCGGCCGGCCGCTACATATCAGCTGACGATTTCAAGCGCGAACTCGCCCAGCGGGAGCAGCGTATTGATGAACTGGAAATGGCTCTTGGGGAGATTCGGGCGCGTTTGCCTGCGAAAGAATACGTTCAAGACGGACTGACCGCCCGTGAACTAAAGCACATTATCGCCTTTGTTGACCAAGCCCTCGCCACCCCCAGCCCAGCAACGAACTGACATGAAGACCACCACACTGAGTGAATCTGCCGCTTGGTTGCAGAACGAACGCCTTAAAGATGACCTCGCCCGCCTCACCGAACTTTCCAACAACCAAGCCTCTGCCTGCGCGTGGGCTAAAGAGGAAGTCGCCCGCCTCACCTCGCAGGTACGGGAGTTGACCGAAGACAAAGAGCACCACCGCATTGGAGCCATCAATGCAGGGGGAGAGGCAGACCGCGTTCACGCTGCAAACGAACTGCTCCGTGCCGACCTCGCCCGCTTGACCGAGGAGAACGAGCGGTTGACCAAGGTTCGTGATGAATTTGCCAATCGTATCTACAAGGAAGATGGCTTGTTGGCCGAGAACGCCAAGCTCCGCTCAAAACTAAATGCGGCTGTCGATACGCTCGCCGGACTCCCGGCTGCCAAGGACAACGAACCTTGCGGCGGGCGCTGTGGTGACCGCGATTGCGACCTGACGACAACGGGGGAGCGGGTTGGTTTGCCCGAATCCTCGAAGCCTGCGGAGTGGATGCGCAAAGCGGCAGAAGCCATAGAGCCTCGCGTTACCCTGGGTGAAAGCAGCCCGCTCCGTGTCGCAATGATGGCCGCCATTATTGAGGAGCACGCCCCCGCCGCGCCCGGTTTGGCGTCGGAGACGATGAAGGGGGAGGACTCACTCCGCGCCATCGAAGAAATCCTGATTTCCGACTGCGGGTTTCGTCGGGGTCTGTCAGAAACCGCGAGGATGGCCGAAAAGCTGGCCCGCGCCGCACGCAAGGAGGGAGCATGAAAGACCGCGATGAAGTTACGTACCAATATGGCGGGTTTCCGGGTGACTGGATGGTGGCCGTCGTAATCAAAGCCGGATTCTTCAATAGCCTTATCTGGGACGACTTCTTGGACCGACCATCTGAGGTCAAAAACTCCAATCTGATGCCCATCGGGAAGCTCGCCAATGCCCCGGGATATAGGTCGCTACTGGATAGCATCCATGCAAAGATCAAACAGCACAAGGAGCCCACCCAATGACCACCACCCAACGCACCAGGGAGGCGATTGAACGAGCCATTGAGCACGCCATTCCAACCGGACTTGATTCTGTGGACACCGTTGACCACGCAAGAGCCGTGGATGCCATCCTCGCCGCCCTAGAACCGATACTACGGGAGGGGGAGGCCGATACGCGGAGGCTTAGCTGGCTCCTGAACGAACTTCACCCGGTCAAGCAGCACGCGGGAGGCTGGCCGTACCCCGACCTGCGAGGGACGTATGACGGGCGGTTCGTTGGCATCACCTATCTTGAGGACTGCGAAGCGCGCCCCGTGCCCGAGTATTTCGCCACCCGAAAAGACATTGATAAGTGCATGGCCGCCACCCAACCCAAAGAAGGAGGGAGCAAGTGAGTGTATCCGAACTAATAGAATTTTTGAAGACCCAGCCGCAACACCTGCCGGTTGTCTATAAATGCTGTAGTGAATACGACACGCTTACGGCGGATCAGATTGAGGTAAAAGACCTGTGCAGGGAACGCCCTGATGGATGGGTACACTGCAACCGCCCGGACATGCCAACTCAGGCTTACCTTGTCCTCCCCGGAAATTGATTTATGAACTCCCAACCCAAGCCCACGTTTGAAGCGATTCAGGCGGCAAACACGATCCTTGGCCGGCATGTCTCTTTTCGGGATAGCCGGTTTGATTCAGAAGCCGTCGCCCACCTCCTCGACTCCTTCGCCCAGCAGAGGGAGGGGGAGGCGCGAAAGGAACTGGAGGCCATGGCTGTGGAACTGAGGCGCGTTGGATGGTGCGGTGGCGTGGACGGCGCGAAACGGCTTGCTGACTCACATCTGCGACTTCTGCGAGAACTCAATGAGCGCGACCGTCCCGCTGGCTTCGATTCGTGGGAAGCATATCACGCCCATATAGTGAAACAGGGTAACGAACTAACCGCCCTCCGCTCCCAGCTCGCCAACCACGAACACACGATTCGTAATGCGGGGTACATCGACGAGTGCGCGGCAGATTTCGAGCGCCTGCTTCCCCCTCTGCATGAGGGCGCAACGGGTAGTTGGATACCCCGGCTTGAGAAACTAGTCTCCCAGCTCGCCGCCGCCAACAAGGCCAGGGAGGAGGCGGAAGAACGTCTGCGACCGCACGAGGGCGAAGAACGAGAGCCTTTGACTCAGGATGTGCGCGATAGACTGTGCGCCGAATCCATAGCGTTCATCGAATGGTGCGAAACCGTTATGCACTCGAAACACCGTCATCCTTTTGCCCGATGCGCCTTTGAGGCCGGGGCGAAGTGGGCCTCCCATAAATCTCTAGGCAACCAAGGGGGAGGATCGTGAACTATGAACGATGGAGGGAACTGAAAAGAAAGATGGCCGTTATATCCTGCGCCATGGATATGCAGGAAATGATGGTGCCCAAAGAGGAAGCCATTAGGCGGGCGGAACAGATGCGTGATGCCTCCGACAATGCGGTAGACCAAGGAAAGGCAAGCGTACAGCGTTGGCGGGACATTGAGTATAATATGGGGAATGCCCTGATTGCGCTGGAAGAAATGGGGCTTATTAAATAGGGTTTAGGGCGTGCCAAGATTCTCTCTCCATGACCTCAAAGCGAAATACCAAGAACAAGCCGCTCCCCAAATCTGGAAAAGTCCGCACCATAAAGCACAATCGGTTTCTGTGGGAGTATCGGTATACAGACGGGACAAAAATCTACTTCAACCCGGAAACGATTGTGAGCGTTCAGGTGTACTGAAACATGTTTTGCCGTGGCCCCCTTCTGCTAACGCTTATTGGCGGAGTATCGTTATACGTGGGGCGGTTCGGGTGCTCGTTTCGGGGGAGGCCCGAAAATACAAGGAACGGGTCGCCAGCCTGATCCCTGCCAACCCCGCCAATGGCCATCTTTCTGTCACCATGGCATTTTATCGCCCCCGGAGGATTGGGGACCTAGACAACTCGATTAAGGTCACCCTAGACGCCCTAAAAGGCATCCTATTCCACGACGACAAACAGATAGTGGAAATCCGGGCCACCCGCCACGACGACAAGGACAACCCAAGGGTGGAGATACACCTCAATTCAGGTATTGACCCATACCAATAGGGCGTTTACCCCATATATACAGGACCAGAGCACCGGGCGTGAGACCCCGGAAAAGCAACGCGATGCAGCAGTAACCCTTGAAGCCCGGAGGTCGGACGCCAATCCCCTCCGGGCTCTCCTTTTGACCAGAGCTAATTTTCTTCCCGGTTTCGGGCGTCTATCTTGGCAATCTCCTGACGGGCGTAGTTCTTGGTGTGGATGCCGATGGAGTCTCTTTCCACCATGTCAACGAGGAGGGCACGGGTCAGTCCGTCTATCCGGTGGGCGAGGCTCTTGATTTCTCCGGGGAGCTTTGCAAATTGCGTCATAAACCACCCTAGGACGGCTGTAAGGAGTCCCCACGGGGCCAATGGGGCGTAGTCGTTGGCGATTTGGGCAATCCAGTTCATGACTTTCGTTTAATCAGATCGTCCACCGATTTCACTACGTCATTGGCCACCCCCTGCCATGGGTGCCTACTTCCAACGATGTAGCCAAATAAGGCGAATACTAGGTGGGTGACGAGCATGACGAGGCAGAGGGTAATCATGGCGTTTTGAGTTTGTGGAGGGTGCGGACGATTTTCTGTTGCAGGCCGGAGGATACGTTATCGAGGGCGGCTAGGGCCTGATTGGGTTCTGTTTGTCCTGAGCGTATATCCGTAACCAAAGTGGCAATCTGACCGGGGGAGAAATGGGTGATTTTCACCCAAAGGTAAAGCGCGGCGATGGCCCCCAGTCCACAGATGGCCCAAAACGCTTGCTGCTCCGCCCCCCGGCTCTCCGCTGCTGCTTCCTCCAAGGCTAAATCGGCAGCCCGTTTGGCGGCTATGGCTTTGGCTAGTTCCCGCTGGATTTGGTCGGCCCGCTGCATGGCCTGCCCGTAAAGGGCGTTCGCCTCCACCACCCTCCCCTCTAAGACCGCCGTCTTGCGCCTTTCTGCTGCCAATAGGGCCTCCGAATCGGGTTTGGGGAGACTCGCTAGGGCTACGGGGACTTCGCGCCCTATAAAGAGTTTCTCGGGGCTTTCCGGGGCGGTCTGGTTCGCCTCCCCGATCTTCACGACGGAGGCCGCCGCTACCGATGCCGCTTTCTCTTGGGTGGAAACGAGGGCTTCCGTGGTCTTGGTGGACTGATCCGCCCGCTTGGACTCCCCGTGGAAGAACTTCGTCTTGGACAGCCCCCACCCGCCCACCCCTAAGAGGGCAATGATTCCTAGGACAAGCAGTGAGATTTCGCCGCGAGTTTTCATCGAACGACGTAAACGAGAACCCACCGAATCTTGCTCTTGAGCGTCCATCCATCGGAACGGGAGTTGGCGTCCCCGCTGGTCAAAACCGCCCGCTCATTCTCGGCAACCACCCGGTGTAATACCGTCCCCGTGTCCACGATGTACCCATTCAAGGGCTGGCCGTGGTAGGTGTCGAAATACGCCTTCTCCCCTCCCCGAAGTACGGGGCGCATCGAACCACAGCACGCGGGGATTTTATCCACCGAAAGCCATTTGGGCGCACCGGATTCAGGACCGAATTGAGTCTTCTCCTTCGGCCACCCCCACCCTAGAAATGCAGCCAGAAATAACACCTCAACTAATCCTCCACTTGGACATGGCGTAGTTGATGAAGGCGTTTTGCTGGGCGGTCGTTGCCGCCACCGAGTAGATGGCGATTTCGTTGGCTCTAATATTGCCATTGCGTGTGCCGTCCGCCCGGGAGGCCAAGGTGTATCCGTTGGCGGCAGTATTTCCGGGATTTCCGGTGGTGGCTATGGTCCGGTTCACGCGCAATGAAGATGAAGCCCCGTTAAATATGGCGCTCATGACCGCATTGGTGGCGACGGCGAGACCCGTGTTTGCGGCAGCTGCACCGACCGAAGACCGCAGCGCCAATTGCGGAGTGGTGCTATTTTGCTCAAGGACCGAAGAATCTGCACCGTTTCCGTCGAAGAAGTTATCCGTCGCCGTCCACGTCACTTGCTGCCCCACAAAGTAAACCGTTTCGGGCTGGGACAGCGAGAAGGCGGCGGCCTTCATGTAGTCGTTGGTCCCGTCGAACAGCATCCCTGCCCCCAAGGTCCAGACGGGCTGGTTGGCTGCCGTGAGTTGAACTAGGTCCCTCTCCCCACTGATGCGGGCTCCGAGGTCGCCGGAGGTGTTGACGGTGATCGTTTGCCCCGTGGCGGCCACACCTGAAGAATTCAGCTTTGCGAAAAGCGAGAAGGCCGCATTGAGGGTGATTCCAACTTGAAGGTTGCCATTGCTGTCGGCCAACACCGCAGCCGCGCTAAGTGCCGTGGGATAAACGCGCACGGCCCGATTAACCGAAGCCGAAAACTTGTTTGGCGTACCAGTCGCGGCAGCAGCACCAATGAACCCGACCCCCACGCTATAGTTGTTGTTGTCGGTTATGGTTGCCCCGACCGCCAATCCGTTGAGATAGTAAGTACCCGTTGTTCCTGAGCGGGTGTAAGTGACTACGGTGCGAGTAAGCACCGATAGAACGCCCGTGGACGGCGTATTAAGTCCTACGCCTTCCTTGTTAGTGACCGGATTTCCGCTGGTATTTACCAAGAGTGAAAACCCGTTTGAATCGGACCCAAGCAATGACTGTATAGACGCTATCGACGTAACAAACCCGTCCCAAACCACCGTGAAATCGCCGGCACCGAAGGCAGTGAGCGCCGTGAAGCTGGCGTAATTCCCGCTCGCCCCGTTCAGGCAAAGCCGGTTCACGGCGCTGTTCCCCGACTTGTCCGCAATGAGCGCCACGGAACCGCCCGAGGTCATTGCCCCACCCCCGCTTTTCAACATGGAGGAAATATCCGTAGTGTCATACCAAGCCTGTAGCTTCTTGAGCTGGCGGGGGGAAAACTTGCGCCTCCCCCTCAGAGGACTGGACAACCTCGGAAGATTAAGCAGCCGATAGGGAGCGTACTCCTTTCCTAGAATGTTGGAGAAGGCGGGGAGGGACATTATTGGGAGGGGCGGCCCGCTTGGGCGGTTCCGAAGCGGGCAATTTGTGCCGGAAGGTCGGGCAACGGATTTCCGTAGGTGGGCTGCCCAAGATATTTGGCGTAACGACTGGAAAGAACCGCACCCCGAACCGGACCTTCTCCTAATGGAATCAGGGCGGCGGCAGCGCCAACGGGTCCGAAAGTGGCAGCACCTGCCCCGCCGAAAAGAGCCGGGGCAATCGTCCGCAGTTTTGAAACGCCCGAAGGGGGAACCCCAGAACCTAAGCGGGAGTAAGTCGGGAACGCCTTGTTGAAGCGGGCAATCGTGTCCAGTTCGTCCGTCAGTTTACCGATGGAGCGGGCGAGAGTCGGGGCCGACACGTTCGCATCCCCCAAGTTGAGAGCCTTCTCCACTTCGTAGGACTTGGCGATTTGGACGCGGGCTTTGCGGAGGGCGGAAACGAGACCAGGTTGGCCGGAACGCTTCGCCTGCGCCTCAATGAAGTTTTCGAGCTGGTCCGCTTGGGCGTCCAACTTGACGGCCATCTTGCGGTCCGAAGGTTGGGCGCTTCGCTCGTAAGACTTCCAGTAGTCCTTCGCATCCCAGCGAACATCCTTGAGCTTTTCCAAGTCCTTGGCGGCCTGCGGGGAAATCGCGGCAATCTCTTTGTACGGGAGGGAGGCTTCCGCCCGAACGTCCTTTAAAACCTGTTCCGTAAGGGGGGCGTCCACGGGTGCGCCAATCGCTTTCTTGGCAAGGGCGTTTGTGATTTCCTGATTGCGGATAGCCGCCTCCTGCCCCGTCGCCGCCTTCCCCGCGAAAGATTCCACGAGGTTGTTAATGGCTGACGGGTTGATCTTGGAAGGAGGAACGACATACCCAGCCGCCCGCGCATCGGCCAGCGTTTGATCCCGCACGCTGTTCTGAATCGTCTTCAGTTCCACGGCTTCATTGTTTGCCCGAACGAAGGGAGAAATAACCTTGTTCAGTTCAAGCGCCCTCCCCATCGGGGCACCCAAAGCAGAGAGACCAGCAGAAGACAGGGCTTCCGCTCCTGTCGGTAAACGTTGTTCGTCAATTCCGGTTTGGACCACGTTAGCGCCAAGGCCAGCTAGACCCAGTTTCCCCGCCTCACGGGCAATGCCGGAAAAGCCTTCGCTACCGAGGGCACGCAAGGGGGTTGCCCCCAACACCCCAGCAGCAGCAAGACCACCCGGAGTGGATTCCTCGCCGGCAATCTTATTGCCAAGATATTCACCCCCGATTGAAGAAAGTCCCCCGATAGCAGCCAAGGACGCCCCACCCGTAAAAGGAGAGAGGGCCACGGCAGCAGCGGGAAGCCCAACCTTAGCCGTAGCAGATCCTAAAGCCTGTGCGGCCATCCCTGCTTTGGAGGAGAGGCTTTCAGGGTTTTCCGTGGCCTGCCTCTGTTGGGCGGCCTGAAATTCTGCTGGGGAGGAAAATTGAGCGCCCAGCGTTGGGGGAGCGGGGGTGTTGGGTGCCGCTGAATAGGGGTCAGCCGAACGATCAGGCGGAGCCATGCGCGCAAAGATGTCATCCAACTCCTTTTCAGTTGGCGGGGCGTCCCCTTCGATGTGGAGGGTCTGTCCTTGCGGAGAGGTTGCGGTATAGGTCGGCATTAGCGGGCGACCGTCACGGAATACTTTCCTACTTTCTGGGGCTGTGCGGAAGATGAAGACTGGTTATATTTCGAGTCAGCCTCCCCGATTAGCTGCTGGTTATAAGCACGCAGTTCCTTGGCGATTTGGACGGAGGGGAGTCCCAAGTTTTCCAGTCGGATACGCTCATTGCCGAGGGCAATGCGACGTTGCGCCACCTGCCCCATAGCCTGAAGGATTTGGCGATTCGCCTGCGGGCTAAGATTCTTGTTCGCCGTGGCGCTGCTGAAAAGCTCCCGCTCGTAATTGGAAATCGACCCTCCCCCCTTCGCCAAGTCCTTGGTCATTTCCAACGAAACCTGACCCAGAATCTTTTCCAGTTCTTGCTGGTTGGCGATTTTGGTTTCCTTGCCAGTCCATCGGGAGATTGCCGAAGCGAGGGCCGTAAAGGAGGTTTGACCGAAGCCCGTCTTGGCCCCCGCATCCAAAAGCTCATTCACTCGCCGGATATTCTGAATCTGGGACTGGGCTGCGTTCGCTTCCGCCGTCGCGTCGTCTATGGCCTTGTGGGCGGAAATGACCGTTTGCTTGCCCTCCTCCTCCGCTGCCGCCGCCTGCCCCTTGGCCTGTGCCGCTAGTTGGGGATCAGTGCCGGCGGGGACAAGTCGCCCGTGTGCATCCCGTGAGAAGATAGACCCATCCGGGGCCGTATAGGAGGCTTGGGAGCGAAGGGCGGCCTGCGCCTGCTCAAAGGGAGTTGCGCCGTTCTGAGGACGCTGCTGGGTCTGTGTTGAGGCTTGGGCGGGGGCGTTCTGAACGGGAGCCGGAGGCGTATTCAGCGAAGGGGCCGTGGGGATTCCTGGATTTAACGCCGCAAGATTCGACGGGGCTTCACCCGTAGCCAAGAAGCGCATGGCATCCGGGGAAGGGCCGGAGTTCTGGGCGACCTGTGCCGCCATGGTCGCTTGCGGAGCTGCCCGAGAAACGTAACCGGGAGCACCCGGAACCGTGTTGGGGTCTTGCGTCAGGGTGAAGCGATTTCCGGGAATCTGGTTCTGCTGGTAAACGGGCAAACGAGAATCAACGGCGGGGGCCGGAGTTGCGGTCACTCGCGCCCCACCAAATCCGGTAACCGGAGCGCCGTTAGCCGCAAGGGCCTGCTGCCTTAGTCCGGTGGGAGCGTAAGCGTGGATTCCAGATGCAGCGGGCGCACCCGCCCCACCCCCGCCAAATGAAGTATTGAAAATCCCGATAGCCGCCTGCCTCTGCTGTTCAAATCCGGGAAGGTTCGGGTCCAAGTTAATCCCCGCATCCCGCAAACGCTGCTGGTACACGGCAGTCTGCCCCGCCTGCCCCGCCTGAGTCAAAGCCGCCGCCGCCCCCAATGGGGCAATCCCTGCGCTAAACGGATCGAGTCCCACCGGAGCGGGAGAACCTAAAACGGGGGCGGGAGCGCGAGCAGCAGCCGGAGCCGCCGCTGGGGCCATCCCAAAAGCGTTTCCATTGGAAATCGAGTTTTGGTCCCCGAATGAACCCGGTGCGTAGATGCCTGCATTGGCTGCCGCGTTCTGAGTAGCGAAGTCGGGGGCCATCGGGGGGCCGTTCCGAAGGTTGGAGAAAGTCGAACGCATCGCCGCCCCGATATTGGAAGACGGGTTCCCGCTCCGCTGCCCAAATACACCCTGCTGCAAAACCTCCCGAAGCTGGTCCGGGGATTTAAGCTGATTCTGATAAAATGGGGAGGCCATGTTTGCTATAAGTTGCGCTAATGTTGAGTTGGTGGGAGTTCAAACCCTAAATGGAGCGAGTTGGAACCACGATAGGGCGACACGAGGAACACCCCTTCTTTTTCCATCTAACGGAATTGGGAGGAGAAACGGGGATGGGCTGGCCGCTGTTCTTCCGGGCCTCCCGCTGCTCTCTGGTGATAAGTTTGGGCGTCATGGGCAGGAGTCGCCGCAGTTCAAGCGTCCGCTACAGTCCAGACTAAGATCGTACAGGGCTGTAATGGGATTCAAAGTCCACCCAATCGAAGAAAACGACACGGCAATATGAGCCTCCATGAAGGACGCTCCGGGAGGAGGAACCACACAATAAGTCCTAATGATGTACCTCCCTGTATATGGAAGCGGGGATGATGTCTGCGTGTCACCGCCCCCGCCCGATCCTAGGGATTCTACAAGGGTTCCAGTGTAATCGTAAATGTCAGCGAAAACATCCGGAGTTCCTCCATCCGTAGATGCGAAAAACGTTACCGTCCCTCCGGATGTAAAGTTGGCAGACGCCCAGCATGTCTCAAATGATGGAACCGGAGACGACCAAAATCCAGTGAATGTGCTTCCGAAAAAATCGAACGTATCCGGGGGTATTATTGGGTCTTCAAGGAATCCCATGCAATTACTGACCTGAAGCGCATCGGTTAGAACTGCATCTGCCGTTGCGCAATCCGCGTACCATGTTCCCGTCGCCTCCGTCAGTGGGGGCAGCAGCATCTTCGGGCACGCCTCCAACTGTCGCGTGGTTCCGCTGTCATCCCATAGGGCGATGACGGGATTAACGGCGTAGGTGTTCGACGAAGTCAGGGTGAACGAGCACGCCGTGAAATCCGTTGTCATCGGCGGGCTAGAAAGTGATATGGCCAGATAATAAACCCCATCAGCGGGAAGCGCGGAGCTAATGACCGGGGAAGCGGAAGGCCCGAGGAATTCCACCTCCGTTCCATTGCAGTCATAAATCCGCATCGCCCCATTCTCGGCATCCGTGAAGGCGAGGGAAAGCGTCGCCCCCGATTTCGCTGAAATGGATACCCACTCATCGCCAAAAGAGGATGTGGCACTCGGGAACGTGGCGGAAACAACAACGGATGTTCCATCAAAGGATGCCGTCAGGGAATCCGCAAAAGTGTCCTGTGAGTAAACAATGCAGGACGCCACTTGCAGGGGATCGTCAACCACCGCAGCAGCCGTTGCGTAATCCGCGTAGGGAACATCAAATACAGGGATAAGCAACGCACACGAGCACGCGCCTGTTGGCGTTGTGCAGCACGGCAAACAAGTATTGTTCTTAACAAACCTACTGGGGTCGAATGGATCGACGCTCACGAGAGTTCCCAAAAAAAGGTTCCGGGTGTCGTTGTCGGGTCCGCAGGGTCCCGCCCGCAGGTGACAAACTCCTGACTCCACGCCATGCTTGGGTTGACTGTACCGAGAACCCCCGAAGCAACTACGGCCGTTCCAATGAGCCGATAGGAATTACTGGAGTCATCAGCAGGGACGGCACTCGTGCTCGACAGCACCTCAACCGCTGAAGGGATGCCCGACGCCGCCAGCGTACAGTGCATATAAATGTTATAGGTGCCGTCCGCGTACCCGCTGACATCCACGGCAACCCCAACGTCATCCCCGCCCCCAGCCCACCCGCCCGAAGGAGTAATCCCGTTCACTTGGCCGAACTGCACTTTTAGGTGCGTGGTATCGGTAGCCTGAAGCCAAAGCGGGGGGACCGTCCCTCCTCCCCCACCACCTCCACCCAATGCAGGCTGTAAAGCATCCACGGACCTATCAAAGTAGGTCGCTGGCATGGGGCGCTTCGGATTTATAAACCACCGATCCGGCCCCCCTGAATTTAGGTTTACGTCCATTAGAAGGAATAGCTAACCACACTCCTCCGGTAAACCTTCACCCCGGAAATATCCGTCAGGTACGGGTCGTTATCCACCTTGAGCGTCGTGGCCCCCGTGGGGAAAGTGGAGGGGATGGAACTGAGCAAATGCGCCTCGAAGGAATCGCAGGGAACGCCGTTGTAATCGGTGGACGTTCCCGAGGTGCCGCTGGCCTGCGCTAGATACCCGCCAAGCCCCCGCTGGCTCTGTACCGCTATGCCGGTATCCGTTGGGGTGTAGGTCTCATAGAAGGCCGCGTAGGCATCAATGGAGAAGGGCGTGGTGGTTGTTTGCGTGGTCGCATACGAAACCTCCACATCGGCCAAAAGCGTCCTCTGCTTCGGAGGATGGAGGACGAACTGGGGCGGGCTGCCCGTGAACTCCGCAATGCCCGGCTCCTCAAATTCGATCGTTTTCTTGTAGGTGTCGTCGGCGGGGGGCTTGTGCCAGATGGAGAGATTGCGCCAAAAACCGTTGTCCCTCGTGTGGGTGGTCTTGACGTTGTAGGCCGTTCCCGTTCCCGGATAGGCGGGAACCAGGTTGCCGTTATCATCGTTCTGTTGGACCGAATAAATCAGCGCCCCGTCAGCCTGCCCGTTCACATCCACCGAAATGGAATTACCCCCGCCAAATCCATATTTGACCGTCCACATGCGGAAGCCCGTGTCGTCTTCCACATCCACGGCGAACCGCACGAAATCAGTCGGGCCGGTTGTCGGGTCCGTGGTGACGCTGGTAGCCGTCACATATCGAATCGTGCAAATAACTTCTCCCGTGGCCGCGTTCGGGGTTGCTGGGTTAAACGCCACTTCGCCCCCTTGGGAGTTCGTGTAACTGCGGCCGATTTCTGCGGAGGTGCCGGGCGTCCCGCCTCCCCCACCTCCATTTACCGCTGCAAATTGATAGGTGTAAACCTGCCTGCCGTCAGGATGGAGCACCCCCGGCCCCACCAAAGTATAACCGGAAGGCGTCGGCGGAATCGTCCCAATAGCCGTGATCGTCCGAATGATTAACTTCCCGCCAAACCGAAGCTCCTGAATATCGGAAAGGGTCCGGTCTCCGTTGTAGATTCTCTTAATCCTGCGGAGGGTGCCGTCATCCGTATCAATTTCTTCCTTGAGGATGGCGCTCGTGTACGGGCTTTGGCAGATCGTAACGCCCACCGTTTGAGGTGTGGCCGTGGTGCTGGAGAACTGCACCCAATCAATTTCTACGTTTAGATTCCCGTCCTGATCGTAGGTTACTCCGGGGTCGCCAACCTGAGTTTCCCCCGTCAGCGCAATCTGCTCATAGATTAACTGAAGGATGGGCCGGGTATCTTTTCCGGGGGCGTTCTCCGAATCCTCAAACTTCTTGTAAGTGAGATAAAGCCCCGTCCACCCCGATGGGGTTTGATCCTGCGGCCAACTGTCAACCGTCCCCGGAACAAAATCCAATTCCGGCGGAACCTGCCCCGTAGTCGTGACAAGGAAATACCTCGTCAGCCGCTTGCGTTGGTCCGGGAGGACTTCAGCGAAAGGCTTCTTAACTTGTTGCGGAGGTCCCCCGAAAAAGGACATTACTCAACCCCCGTTGAACGGACTGGCGCAAATGGTGGAGGCCGTGGAACCGGAAGACAGGATGAACTTGGAGGCGTTGTATTGGTTCGCGCTCCAAGTGTACGCCGTCCCACCGGGGAGGATGTGGCCGCTCGTGCTGGTGGGGGTGCTCCCCTCCCAGAAAACGCGCACATCATCTCCCTGAACGTCGAAGCTCACGAGCTGCACTTCCGGCTGCTGGGCCGTGTAGCCGGTGACGGTGGTGGCACCCGAGGTGATGCTGGTGACTTGACTGGTGAGCGAGGACGTACCTCCCGTGGCGAGGGCCGGTTGGGGGTAGAGAGGATGAATGATGGAGCCGTAAGACATAGTTGGTTTGGGTTGAAATTAACGGGTGGGCCAAGCGCGAGCTTGATTCACGACATGGTTGGAAACTCTGAAAGGAGGCTGCACACCCTGCTGACGCTCCTGCTTATCGCTTTGCAAATCCAAGTCTTGTTGCGCGAGCCCATCGAAGTATTGGGCGCGTTCGATTTGGGCATCCATTCGCAGGTAATCGGCGGCAGATTTGAAAACGACGTTCTGGAAAAGGATTTCGGGGAGTTTCAATTCCTCCCACTTTTCGGGATTCGTTGCGGGACTCTGGTTCGCCGTGGTCGCAACCGTGCACTTCCAGTAATCCAACCCGTTTGTGGCGTCGTTGAATAAAACCTGCGTGTCCACGGTGTAGCTTGTCGTGGTGCTGAAGGCGGTCCCGGTATAACTCGGGCAGCCCTTGCGATAATACAGAAACAGCGGCCAGCCCGCCGTGTACCAGCTAGGGAACGTCCACAGCCATCCGTTCCACACCCATGAATTTGTCCCGATAACTTGGATTCCATCGGGCATCAGCTCGTAACCCTGCGGAACGGGATAACCGGCCCCGATGGGACTCATCTGATTAACCTGAAAGACTGCATCAATGAAGGACTCCCCTAATTGATCGTAGGGAATCAGGAGGGCCGTGGGGGCGGCGTAAGTCGTCTGACACAGCACATTCCCCCACACGTATAGACCTTTCGTTACGTCGCCGGCATAACTCGGGGGGTAAGTTGATCCATCATTGCTGATGGCAGGCCCGTAGGTGCCGTTTCCTGCCCCGCTGGCGGAGGTAAAGAAGATGGAGCATACCCAGAACCCATTCGCCGTTTGGCAGATCGTGGAAGGGTTGGAAAGCGTGTTGGAGCCCGTCCCCACCGTCCCCGCCACTACGTCAAAGAAGCAGTAATAGTCGTTAACCCCGTCATTGGCGGAAACCAGAACATAACGCCCCCCAATCGGACGGGCATAGCAAGTCACCTGATAGGTCGCCCCCGGAATGTAGGTGTACGCCTGCAAGACCTTGTGCTGCCCATTCGTAACCGTCTCTAGGAGTTTGGAGGCCGTCACCCGTCCGTCTGCGGGGTTCGCAATGGAGTTCGCCGTAACGGTGGTGTTCGTGGCCGTCCAATAGGTCGTTTTGCTCAGGTCGTTCGGGTACTGCCCGAGATTCCCGACAAAACGCGCCTCCCCATTTGGGCAAAGGGGGAGCCAGTTATTACTGATCCATGCGTTGCTCGCGTTGTTGTCGTAATACTGCGCAATTCCCGTCTGCTGTGTGGCGGGGAGCCCGGTAAACGTCGCCCAATTCACCAAACCGCCAAGCGTGTTTAGGTAATCCTGATACGTCTTGTATTTTACGTTAGCCAAGAATTAGAGGGACGCCGCGATGGCCTGTGCGACCTTCGCTTTGCGTTCGTGGTAGAGGTCCGCACCGGGGCGACCAATTTTCATGTTCCGGTGCTTCATGTGGAAAAACAGCCGCTTGGGTCTCGGGGTGTACCCCGGCAGTCGGCATTGCGGATTGTCGAAAAGGAACTCATCGACGAAAGCCTGATCCTGCCAGCAGCCCGGATATTCGAGGTTCCAGCGGAGCCAGATAATCGGGGGAATCGACGCCGCCGCCTGCCCGCGTCCATCCCCGGAAGTCGGGGACAGCCCCTCTTTAACTTCCTTTGCCGTCTGGGCCATCTGCTGCGAGGCAATGGCCTTCTCCCTCGGGAGGTTCGCGTTTACGGCATCAGTAAGTTCGGCGGCAAGTTGGGTCTTCTCAACTCCAACGAGGGGATTGACGGTAGGATTCATGGAAAGGGAATGAGGGCGCACGGGGTTAATCCGCACGCCCCCATTGGGTAGCCGTTTACTGGCCCGGCTGGTAGGTGCCCGCCTGCTGGCTGTGGATGTCCAGCAGGATGGTCACAGAGCCCGCCGTAGTGGCGCTCGGGGAACCCGCCGCCGCGTTCGTGAACGTGGCAACGAGGTTGACGGCCGAGGTGCCGTTGGCGTTGGTCAACTGGGGCAGCGTGGACGCCTGACCAAGAGGAGCGGCAGTCAGCACCGACTGCGACGTGATGAACGCCGCAACGCTGGAGGTACTGCCGACCTGAAGGGCGAGGGTCTGGGTGCCCGTGGAGGTGAACGCCGTGGTGACGACGGCCAGCGCCCGCTGGACAAACCATTGATCCGGGGTGGAACCAAGGGTGACGGTAACAACATCCGTCGCGGTAGTGGCCGAAGCCTGCGCAACGAACGTGTACGGAATGACGAACTTTTTGTTCCAGCCCGAGATACGTTCAATATCCGTGAGCGGGGAAATGTAAGTCGCCGTGAGGGTGGTAGCGTATGAAGCCATGGTAGGTTACTCCTTTGGGTTAGTTGGCACCGGCAAACTTGCCGAGACCCAGCGGGTTCTTGACCATGAGCGTCAGGGCTGCGCGGAGGTAGCCGTTGGGGCCGCCGCCAAAGTCCGGCAGGTCCACCGGCTCAACACCGTACATGTAGGAGATACCCACAAGGTCCGGGTCGATGACGTAACCCCGGTTCTGCTGGGCCGTGGTGACGACGCCGGGATTGGCCCCGTCAACCAGACCGTTGAACATGTCCGGGATAATCGTGACGGTGTGGAAGTCGCCCACATAGATGGTCACGTTGAGGTCAATCTGGTGCTGGGTCGCATCCTGGTTGACCAAGTAAACCTGCGTGGCCGTGGTGCCAGAGCCGTTGCGCTGGAACTTGCTGATCGTCCGCTTGAGGGTGGGGCCGGAATACAGCGTATAGCTGCGGCGACCGCCAACCTGCTGGAAGATCGACTGGAACACATCGTTGAAGCCCGACTCCGTGAGCGCACCAGAAGTGGCCGTAGAAATCGAAGCTGACGGGGTGGTGTAGGCGGCGGGAACGTCCGAACCCGGAGTCGTGGAAATCCACTTGCCGAGGGCGCGGCACTTCGAGGGAACCAAACCCGTACCCACCTGAAGGTCGTTATCGGAGCCGATCATGGCTTCAATATCGCGCTTCATTTCGCGGGCGGCCTTGGTCTTCGAGTTGGCCATTTCGTTCGTCACGCCAGCCGGATCGCTCGCAAGCTGGTTGCGGGAAACGGCCCAAGTGCGGGAGAAGTCCTGCACTCGGTTGCCGACGCGGGCGCGCTGGGCCACTTGGTCAGCAAAGGAAGCAACGTCCGCACCTTCAACCACGCCGCCGAACGAGACGGGAAGCAGGGTGTCCATTTGCCATTCCTGAAGCATGTTAAATGCAACGGAGGTCTTGGAGAACGTCGAAGTTTTCGGGCAGTCCTCCGGGGTAAGAATCGTGAGGGCGTTCGTGAGGTCTTCACGGTCACCCGCCGTATTGTAAGTAGTGGCGATAGCCATTTTTAGAGAGAGTTACGATGTCGTTGGTTGGCTAGAAGAAGCTGGGCAAAGTCCTTATGCCCGAGGCTCTTTTTTCCACCTGTGACCTTCGCTCTCTCCTGCTGCAAAGCCTGCTGACTTAGAATCCCCGTAGGGGCGCGGGTAATGCTCGCGTCCGATGTGATTTCGGCCTGCCCCTTGGTCGGGACCGCCTTCGGCTTAACCGCCTGTTTCGCCTTGGGTTCCTCTTGCTCCGTTGCAACAAGCTGCCCTTGGACAATCAGGCCCACCAAGTATTCCGTGTTTGGGTAGCTCCGCAGAATCGGGTTTTCCCTAAGTGCGGTTTTCGCCATCTGATAGCCCGGGTGCGAGGGGTCCGCGAGAAATGGGAATTTCTCATGAGCCGCCTGCGTGGACTGGACACGGGTGTTAAGGAACTTCTCGCGGGCGGGAATCGCCATGCGTTCGTCCTTCTTGGCTTGGGTGAGGGCTGCGATTAACTGCGGCTTGGTCATGGTCCCCCACTTGGTTTCCAGCCCGGTAGCGGGGAACTCCGTGTGAAGGAGCATTTCCGCCTCGATAATATCGTTCTGCAATGCGTCCCGATAATCGTTAAGGGCTGACAAGCTGGTGATATGCGCCAAGGGCACGTTCGCGGAAACCGGAACTTCAACCTCCTTCTCTACCTCCTTTGGTTCTGAAACCATGGATTCGAGCCGGAGAATTTTGGCCTCCAATTCCTTGCGTTTCGCTACCTCTTTGCCGATACGCCGGTTGATCTTTTCTTTTAGCTTTGAGTCGAGAGTTGGGGTCTCGGGTGAAAGAACCTCCTCAGTTTCGGTTTCGGCATCCTCGGATTCGGGGGTTTCAACCTCCGTCTCTTTGGGTTCCTCCGCCGTTACTTCGGCAATGGGGGCTTTCGCCTCCTCCGTTTGTGGCGCGGCTTGAGCCTGTTCCTTCACGGTTTCGACCGCCTTTGCAAAAGCAGCGGGGGGCGTTTGTTTCGCCGCCAACTTCCTAGCAAAATCGGACATTCCCGTATTGGATGCGCCGTTCTTCTCAGCCGGGGTTTGCGCTTGCGCGACGGGCTCGGCAGGAGCCGCTTGAACTGTATCGGACATGGTAGTTTTGGATGGTCCCCAAGAGACCGGACAGAGGGGTTGATCCCTCAGTGGTCAATGGGGTGAATCACCAAAACCTAATGGTCAATACCTAAGTAGAGCGGCTTATACTACGCTTGCTGTGCTTGCTCCGCCATTTGGCGCTGCTGGGCCTCTAAAAGCTCTTTCTGGGCCTTCTGGGTTTCGATTAACCAGAGGTAGGCCCGAATCTCCCCCTTGGCCAAAAGGGACTCCCGTTCGCTTTTCACGGTATCGGTATGCACCCAGTATTGAACCGTGTAGTCCTTCATTTCCCGGACGGTCTCGATGAACTTTTCAAACTCCGGTAGGGCGGCCAACGGAGTGATAGCGGCAACCATGGCGTCCCGCTGTTTGTCAGCGGCGGATTTACGGGGCATAAATTATTGGGCGGAAGGGCCGATAACTGGTGTCGGCATAATAGCGCCAAGCTTCCCGATTTGAATGTTATTTTGCTGGTCTGACAGCATTTGCACCTGTTTCTGGTAAACATCCACCCGCTCCTTAAACGCCGGGTCGGCATGATAACGCGCAACCACATCAGGCGACTGTGCCCAGTTCTGAAGCGTCTGTAGGGCAATCTGCGGGGGAGTCTTGGGCTTCACGTTCACCGGGATTCCCGCCCAAAGTTTCGTCAGGTCATCCTGCACCTCCGCAATGACCGCCTCCGCCCCAACGTCAGCCGGGCGCAAAATCTTGGCCGCAATGGTCGGATCGTAGGCGTCTAGGCCAACCTGCAAGAACTCCGTCCAATCAACAGCCCCCGTCCGGTCCATCTGGGCGGCGAGGTTCATCATGCCTTCAATCTGCTTCTGCTGGAACTCCGGGTCGGAATTGCGGATATCATACCGCATCTCAAAATAGAACTGCTCCTCATCGGGGCCGCGCTGAAATTCGCTCCCGTCGTCATTCTGAATCCCCACCACGCGGAAGTAAGTCACCTCGTTTCCGTACTTCTTAAAGAGCCTCCACACCTGACCAAGAGAAGCAGCGAGTGAGACGAATATCTTGTTAATCTCCGCTTGGTTTTTCGTGGGGTTAATCGGTTCATCGGAATCCGATTTGGCGAATCCAGCGTAGTCCCTCGCGTCGTTATTGAGGGTGGCAAGGGAGGCTTCCGTGGTCTCGTCAAACGGGATGGGTTGACCGTAGTGGTATTCATTCGGGCGGCGTTCTGGCACCCGCGCACCAGCTCCCCAAGTCAGCAACGGCCTGCCAATCGGATAAAAGATCGTCGGCATGATGTTGTAGCTTGCCGTGTCAATGCGGGCGTCCTTGTGGGCCTTGATATTATCCTGGAGGGGCTTTAATGGCTCGGGGAGGCCGCGAGAGTCATGCAGTTTCCGACTAAGATATTCGCGGCGGTAGAGGATGAATGGATAGCGCCCGTCCGAATCCCCATAGAGGGAGAATTTCGCAAAACCATTGTGCGCCTTCCAAGTCTCCCCGCCCGTGGACGACGGAAGATCAGGGGAGAAGATCGTAAGATAAATACCGGGCACCCCGTCCTCATCAGAAAGCCGCTGATACGCCCACACGACTCCAATTTTATCCGTGAACCGCTGCTGGGTGTAGATAAAACTCCGGCTCATCGGCTGCATGTATTCCGATGGCGTCACCGAGAGCATTTTCCCCTTACAAGTAGCAATGGCGTTCTCCACCCAGTTCTTGTCCCAGCCGTCCGTATTGACGAGGGAGCGCAACTTCTCGGGGGTGTAATACTGGACGCGGTAAATGCCAGTAGCCTGTTCAATGTCCGTCGTGTCGGGCGGGATGAAAAGGTCCGTGTCGAGGTTGAACGCCCGCATGACGGGAAATGAACGCTCCCGCCCAACCACCAGAACCGTAGTAATGCCGAACTGGGTCAACTCGCGGACCATTTTATTGGCCTTCACCCGGCTGACTCCGTACAGCTCCTCAAAAATCGACTTAATGTAGTCGTCAACGTCCCCCGATTGGAGAATCTGAGCAAAATCCACATCGGGATAGGCCGATTGGAAGTCCGAAACACGAATCTGGGTTAAAATCTTCTCTTGGGAGGTCTCCCAGAACTGCCCCATGACTGCCGCCCCCTTCTCTTGGAGGTATTGGGCCATCAACTCCACCTCCCGCTCAAAATCCGGCATCTGGGTCTTAATCATCCACCGCATGAAGGTGGAAACCTGCTTCGCCCGCTTGATGTCATTCCCCTCTACTGGGGTCGCCACGAGGGAGGCTTTATTGATCGCCTCCAAGATCATCGCAACCTTGTCGTTAATCAGGTTGTCGATCAGGAACACCCGCATGTCAGATGCCCCATCCCACGGAACCGGCGCAACCTGACCATTAGGCCCCCGCGAGTGCTTCTTACCGTCTGCTGTCTGGCCGCCCCAAATCGCATAACGAGCTGCATAGTTCTGCCCGTTTTGTGTGATTACCGGCTGGCAGTCAGAAACGCACTTCTGAAAGGAATACTTCAGTTGGTCGAAGTCCGGCCCCGACTCCCCCATCGGCGCAAGTTGCAAGTCCGCGTCGGGAAGGGTTGAGGTGGTGCCAGTAAATGAGGACATCAGGTAGTATTTTTTCTAATGATGTTACCGATACCGTAAGTCAAGGACCGTCAATATCCCCCGGTCCTCCCATAAGTTTGGGCATGGGTGTGTTTAGCCATGTCAATGTGTTCAATGTTGGAAACAGCCAAATAACGCAAGGGGTCGATCATGTCCTTGGTTGCTTCGTTTGATCCTCCCTTGGCCGTGTATTCTTGGAGGGCGTATATAATGTTCTGGCAGCGGTCCGAAACGTAGAGGCGGGGGGAGTTTGTGGAATCTCGGGGCTTTGACTCATCCCAAGACAAAAGGGTGTTGAGCATCTGAATCCCGTTTTCCACATCCACGCCGGGGGCCGGGAGGAACGTCATGCCCGCGTCGTCTAGGTCGGAAATGATCGTGGTTGCCCCGTCTTGGCTCTGGCGTTCAGCAGCTCCCATTCGGGGGTCAATGTACCGCTCAAAGATTTCAACGTCTTTCTCAACGTCCTTAAAAAGCGTAACGTAGTCTCGGATTCCCAGTCCCCTGCCCTTCGAGGCGGGGCCAGGCTTCCCCTCAACTGTGTTTCCGGGGAGCGCCCAGTCGTCGTCATCGGGATACTCATGCCACACCCACCAAGTCCCACCGGCGTCCACCGCAACCCATGCCGCCGCCCAGTTCTTAGAGCCCGCAGGGTCAACCGCCATGTAATGAGTGACGGCGTATTTAATCAGGTTCCCCTTCTTGTCCCGCTTCTGATCCCGATCTGCTTTCAGCCAAGGGAGGTCTTCATGCTTGATGACGTTAATCTCTTTATTGAAAGCGGGGAAGGCCCCGGAAATTGACTTGGTTGGGATGCCGTAAGCGCGAGCTAGAATTTCATCTTTCGGGCGCGTCTTGATTTTCGCAATGAAGTCGGACGTATCAATGAATGCGTTGTTTTCCGTGTGGAGGTAAAATATCGCCGTACCCGGACGGGAAAGACTTTCCTGCATAACCGGAACCTGTATCCCGCCCAGAAGGGGGGCCGGGGCCGTAAGGAGAGTTTTGGTTTTCCCGAGGATGTCTTGAACCAGCGGGGACCACCCCGTGAGCGTGGTGAACGTGAGAATGAGCCTGCCGTGGTAGTCGGTGGTACGATAGCCAAGCGTCTCAAACATTTTCTGGGGGCACTCCTCATCGCACCAGATGACATGGGCCTTGTAGCCTTCGATAATCTGGGGGTCCTGCTGGTACTGTCGGTAGTTGCCGAACTTTATCGCCCCGCCCTTTCGGTAGCCAGAAATGGGAGGGAGGATGCAAATGTTGTCCGTGAAACCGTTTTTCTGTGAATACTGGAGGGAATGACTTACCCCTTTCTTTGTCGGAATGTTTTTAATGGATTGAGGGATGGCCTCGTGGATCATGGCCTGCTGATCCTGAATAGAGCGTTCCTCCGAAACGTGATAACAGCGCACCTCTGCCTCTGGGATGGAGGCGGCGGCATAGACGCAAAGCCGACTGGCGAGCACGCTCTTGCTGGAGCGATTCCCTCCCAGAATAACGAACGTGGAGTAGTTCTTCCAGTGGGACATAATGAGCTGCCAGCTCGGCAGCACCCACCCAGCCCCCACGGGGTTTTCAATGGTCCTCGCCTCTACTTCCTTTCTGATTCGGACGTACTCCCGCAAGCGGTCTTCGTCCCAAGTTTCCAAAACGGAGCGGGGCAAAACGGGCCTCCACGGGATGCCAAAATCAGGCTGAATCGAATCGGCATAATGCGTCCCTAAAATAGGCATCAGGCTTTGTCCTTAAAAACCAACCGCTGCATGTCCTTCAAATGGCGTTCAGTGGCGGCGAGACTGCCCGCGCTTCCGCTGCCTTCCGTTGGGCGAATACCGCAATTCCACAGGTCATCCATTAGGGCCTGTGCCTCGTGCTCGAAAATACTAACGAGGGGAGGCGCATCCATCCCTTCGTGTTCGGGCTTGTGCTTCTCCCACTCCACCGGCTTTGCAAACACCCTTTCGTTGTTTCGCCATCCCCACATGAAAATATGAATGGTTCCCCTCCATGGGGCCGTATAAGCGCGAACGGTCGTTTCCCTTTCCTTGAACGTATTCATAAAGTCTTTTTGGGCTTCTTCTTTTTGGCCGTGGACGGCTTTCTCCATGTGTCTTTTTCGGGATCGTCAAACTTGCGCCAGTCCAACGGCGGGGGCTCCCATCGCCCTTCCTTCTTCGGGTGTTTCACGGTCAATAGGGTTATTACCTGAGAACATATAGGTAAAGTCTATTATGGGCTTCCTTTTGGGGAGGTCGCCCGTATGGTGCGAGTGATGGAACGAGTCCTTGTCGCATCGCCCGTCCGTGGCGGTGTTTCTCCTGCTTATGTCCGCGCCCTGATGGGGTTGCTTTTTTCCAAGGCGAACAAGCCTTTTGGGGGTCCGAACGCCCCATTCGACTTCCAGTGGGCGGCGACTTCGGGGACTTCCGTAGCCATGGCTCGGGATGAACTGGCTCACTTGGCTATCAGGGATAAATATGACCGGCTGGTTTTCTGGGATATTGATTTGGGGTCCGCGAATCCAGACGTAACGCTTGCCATGTTCGCCCGCCTCCTGAGCCACAAAGAGGATGTGGTTGCCGGTCAGTATGTGGGGCACAACTTCATTTCATCCTTCCACGGGGCGCGGGTGGAGAACGCCGAACCCCGACCGGATGGCCTGATGGAAATGGCCCAAATCCCCCTCGGCTTCTCCTATATCAAGACTTCCGCCCTCAAGAAGATCATGGAGGCGAAACCGGAGCGGCGTTACATGCAGAAGGAGACGGGCCGGGAGGGTAAGCCGGATATGTTCGAGTTCTTCCCCAATGGGGTGCGCGGCCCCAATACGGCAGAGGGGAAGATTGAGAAGTTGAAGGAAATCATTCCTCCGGGGAGCGCCATACCCGTGGGGCACATGGGAGAAAAGCTCTCTGAAATAGCCAGCGTGCTGGGGGCCT